CCAAACCAAGTTTGATCAAACCAATTTACATCATTGTCTTGTGATTCCGATGAACCATCCACCGATTGTGATCCCATATCGCTTTGACTCATCGTCGGATCTACCGTCGAGTCTTGTGCTTTTCCCTTTTTTGACGCGTTTGGAAAATCTAGTAAAAATTTTTGGATGTTGTTTGGTGATACTTCATAACTCTTACCATCAACCATGTAAATTTCATTCATATTTATTAATTTTGAGTATAAGTTGTTGTATCGTCTGCTTGCTGTTGCTTGCTTGCGTACTCACCTAAAAAATCATTTATCCACTTTAAGTCGTTTGCGCTATAGTCTTTGCCAGTGCCAAACCTACGTACTTTTTTACCGTCTCGAATTGGTTTACCTGTACTTCCGTCGATCAACATAATATCATTTGAAAAAACGTTATCCGCATCTACGATCTCTCCATACGCATCTGAATACGGTACGAAAAAGTAATCTGAATCCTTTGCTGATGTAAATTTAAATGTATTGTTTAACTTGTTAGCAGCAGCATTATCTTGTGAGCCCATACTTCCCGCGCTTTGCAACATAGAAGGAGATGCTAGGCCTTTATTTAGGTTTTTATTTTCTTCATTTGCTGCGGCATTTCTTGTAGGGTTAAAATCACCTTTGCCCTCACCAGGTTTAATTAAACCCTCATCTCTAGCAACTTCAAACATACTCATATTTTTGCCATCATCACGCACATACATACCGTTGTCTCCTAAATCTTTATTCCAAATGTATTGACCGTGCTCACCGTCAATTTGACCAAAATCATTTAAGTAATTTCTTCTCTGTAATGCTGTTGCTGAGGTTATAGAGACTGGTTTATTACCACCACCACCTGTCTTAACCCTAAACTGGCCAAACCCACCATACTTAATGTCTTTGTCATCGCTAGTTCCATCTGTTTTACCAGCAACAGGTGGTTTTTTGCTATACCCATACTTATGCGCTGCTTCAAACTTATCAATTGTATATTCTTTAAAAAGTGCTTTGCTAACTTCTGTATCTTTAAGGCCCAATATGTTTTCTGCTAAAATACCATAGTTTGTATCGTTCTGAAGCTCAGCTTGGCTTATACCGCCACTATTGTCTGTGTCTTCAATACCTTCGGTTAAACCACCTAAAGCAAGTTCGTCTTTAGCTCCAGTAACCGATAATAAATCATTGTATACCCACGTCGATAAATTGCTAGGTCTTTGTATGTCTTCAATAAAAGAACTATTTGAGTAACCAAACTTTTCACCAAAAGCTCTTTGCAAATCAGTATCAGTTTTTACTATATCATCTAACTGGTTTAAATGCATTTGCTTCATTTCTGGATCGTAAACACCGTTTAAACTTGCGTTACCTGCCTTTGCCGATGCACCGTTCACGGTATTAAGTTTTCCTTTCATAACTCCCTTGTCGTCTACATTGGTAGTTATTGCTTTATTAAACTGTCTGATAGTCATTGTTCGTGGTGGATCATAAGAAACTCCATTAGGATCTGACTCGGTGTTGTACATGGTATACATTAGCTCCCCAGTTTTTTCATCTCTACCAAGCCTAGCTATGTTTTTGTTACCTGTAGCTTTATCTTTTAAATTGCTTTTGATAATAGCGTTTACCATCTCAGCCTCTGTTTCGTTTCCTCGTAAAACCTTAAACGTACCCGCTGCAACAGCCTCTGAACCAAGCCTAATGCTTTCTGTTGCGGTTTTAATATTGGCAAAAAGTTCTCTTTGCTCTAGCTTTAGCGCTTGTCTTTTTTGCCTGGTTTCTCTTGATTGCAAAAAATTAATACCACGCAATTCTTTTTGAGCATCTTTATTTGCATATAACTCTTCTATTAAAACTTTTGCACCTTCAGCATCTAAACCAGCTCCTTCAGCAGCCATTGCAGACAGCTCGTTAGCATTAGCCACCATCTCGCCACCAATAGCTGCTCCTAGCGCTGCTATCGAACCAAGCGTTTGAGATTGTGCTTGCATAGTTTTTTCGTAACTATCTGCCGCACGCTCAAGAGTTCTACTGTAATCTTTAGGAGCTGTGCCTGACGCTGCTCTATAAGCTGCATTTACTAAAGTTGCATCTGCTCCTGGGTTTAAATTTATTGCCATAGGTTATATTTTTCGTTTATTATCATTTAGTCAGAACTCTTTGGTAATTTCATTTTATCAGCAAACGCTTGTCCTCCTAGATATCCACTAGCCACCTGTGCGCCAGCACCCACCAATGTACTAAACATGTTGTTTTGAGCTTGTGCTCCATACATATCTGCTTTCATCCCCATGCCAGACATTTGATTTGCTAAAGAACCTTGAAAAGCTTGATTTGCACCAGCCAAAGCTCCATAATCCATACCTAAAAGAGTTGATTGCTGACCGGCTTGAGCCGCTTGAACAGCGGCTTGACCTTCTCTTTCCATTTGATCTATTCTAGAACCTTCTTGCATAACAAGCTTTTGATTTTGTTGTTCTTGCTGGCCGATGCCGGCTGCTATTTGCTGTGCTTGTAGTTGGCCTTGATTTGCTAAAGATTGAGCTAAACCAGCAACGCCGCTTGATCCAGCCGCGCCTCGTAAGCCTTGCATTATATTAGCTCTTTGCTGCTGCCCTTGTTGTGTTTGGAATTCAGCAGCACGCATATCAACCGTCATATCTTCAAAACGGTTTTCCATATTTTCAAAAGGATTTGAAAATTCAAAATCCTCATACTGCTTTCTAGTTTTGTCCGCCCTAGCTTGAGCAGCTGCTTTTTCAACTCTAGACTCATCAACTTGACTTTGAATCATTTGTTGCATCTCGTTCATCGTAGCCGTTTGTCTTCTTTTAGATTGTTTTCCGGTAAAATTTCCCATTATGTTTTAGTTTTTTATAAAGTTATTTGTTAGATATTTAAAACCTTCGTTTTGAACTGGCATTAATATCCAATCTAAATCTTTATGTATATTTGTCATGTGTTCATTCATGCATATTGTAAACAACTGCATTACACCAATTTTTTCCGCTTCTTTTTCTACTTTTTTCACTAAAAGTCTTATTATTTCTTTTCTATCTTTTTTTTTGTAATTTGGATTTGTAACCAAATAAGTTGTCCAACCTACTATATGTGGCTCCATTATAAACAAAAAGTAACAAGCCACTGGTATGCCATTTTTCTCTATAACAAAACATCTTTCATCTTTTGGTAAAAAAGCTCTTTGAACAGGGTTTAAACCAGTACGCTTCCACCACCACTTCCACCACTCAACACAAGTTTTATAATCTCCTTTTTTAAAAGATCTAAAGTTTATATTATTATCCATTTAATTTGATTTATATAATAATAGTCACACTTTTATGCTTTTTTTTACCTTTAAGTAACTGATACGATGCTTGCTAAATCTATTTTTACATCGGCGCTAAATGCTCCTGCTTTTACAACTTCTATATAACCAGTTACCGTGGCTATCGTGCTTGCCCCATCAAAGCTAAGAGTTTGTCCCTGTATAACTGTTTGAGCTGCGGACAATACTATAGTTCCTGTACCGGAAACAGCCCCCGCCCCACTACTTACTGTTGGCGCTACAAGATTAGGGTTTATTCCTATACCACTAACAGTACTTACGTTGTCTAGTATACCGTTTCTGGAAGCTACAACAACAGAAGTAGTATTGGTTGTTGTTACACTTGCGGTTGTTGTTACTTTTTGCAAGCTAACAGATAAATCGTAAAAAGCAAGATTGTAACCAGTCATTTTTTCAATAGCTTTAGAGCCACTTGCTTTTATTGTAAAATTACCAGAGTCAGGCGCTGTTAAAGGTAGTTGTTTGTCAAAAGTAATAGCACCAGATTGTGTTATAGCAGGATTTCCCAAAGCGTAACTAATACTTGAAACCCTACCTAAAGTATCAGTGCCAAAAGCCTCATTGTTAATAAGCACAACCTCTTCGTTTGTTCCTGGAAAAACAGTAGTAGTATCTTTGTAGTCAGCTATTTTTGCTTGAGTAGATTGTGCTGCGGTACCATCACTAAGTATTTCCATACCACTGTCAAAGTAATTAATACCAGTAGAAACTTCCCACCTGTAGTTTTGTTGATTACTAAAGCTTAATGCTAAATCATCTTCTATAACCACTGATTGGTTTATAGTAAATGTTTTTCCACTACCGCTGCTTACAGCTGTAACAATTACAGTAGCCGCTGCTAAAGCCGCGTTACCTAAGACTCTGTCGCCAACTTTTGCTATAGTACTTGACACCACGTGTGTTGTTACAGTAGTACCAGTGCTAGCGCCATTAACAGTAGTACCAGCGTCTGTGGTAGAGTCGGCTGCAACAGATATTTCTGGATATATATTTTCTCCGTCAATTTTAATTGGACCATCTGTTGCTGTTACTATAGAGCTAAAAAAATCACTACTTTCAGGTTGCTTTATTATTCTGATTGCTTTAGTGTCAGCAACTCCAAACTGTATTGAAAAAGGAACTAAATCTCCAGCTTTGTTAGAATCTAAAACTATTAACGCTTCGTCAGAAATAGAGTGACTAGAGTTTAAAGTGCCAATACCTACACCAGAGTAAGCTAGTAACTCTAAATTTACAGTCAGTGGCTGCCATATTTTTTTTGTAACTAATATAGAGTTAGAACCAGAGCTTAAGTTTTGATCTATTTTTTGATCAGAAGATCTAACCTCAATATAACTTGCGTGCCTTGTTTCTTTATCCGCAAATAAAAATATATCATAATAATCAAGAGCCGATACAGAAGGAAAACTTATTGATCCTCGATGAACTTGAGACACGCCTATTTTTGCGCTTAAGCTACTAGCGTTAGCTTGAAACGTTTTAGAAAAAAAATTATAAAAATTACCTGCTTTGTTTTTAACTTGCAATGTAAACTCAGCTCCTTGACTACCATTTATACTAAAACTTCTATCTTCACCAGCCTTAATAGCATTAGAAAAATCCATGTCAAAAGAGCTAATAAAAAGCTTACTAAGATCACTTAAGTTTATAACATCTACGCTAGCACCGCTAATAATGCCGGTCTGATCGTAGTAAGCTGATGTAGAAGCCTCTACTTCTTGTGTTGATCTAGAGGCAGTTGCCGGTGAGCCAGCTTCGGTTAAAGGGCTTTTTTCGTAAGCTTTGTATTGATCTGCCATATTGTATTTATTTACTGCTTTCGCTTACTTCAGATGAAACTGAAAATAGCTCGGCTTTTGTTTTAGAATTATTTTTAAATTTTGCTGTTGCATAATAACCAGATAAACCACTCATATTTATAACTTGATTTTTAACAAACATACCATATGTAGAGTTTAGTGGAATTATACCGCTAAGATCTATTGAGATAGTGTTACTGTTTATAGATGTAACCACGCCGGCTTTTGTTAAATTGCTAGGTTCTAATCTTGTAAAACCAAGTATTCCACCTGATACAGCTTTTTGAATGGTAATATTCATATCGCCTGAATTTGTAGATCTACCAAATAAATCTGGTCTATTGCCATTAGAAACAAAAAACTCACTAACAGATCCATCGCCCGCAAGCCTCATGTTACTACTTAATCCTCCATTTGTTGTCAAGCCCAAATCACCCGTACCGTTATAGTTGGTTAACACTAGCTTAACAAAGTAAGTTGCGCCAACCTCTAGTGGTAGAGTTACGTTATTAAGGTAATTAACCCCAGAAGGAACGTTAACATCGTTTAACCCGTTCCAAGTAACTGTTGTTGGCGTATTAATTACAAAACCTAAATCACTACCCATATTTGTATTACCTATGGAATTGTAATAAGATTGATTATAGCCGCTAGTAAATAGATTTACATCTAATATATTGTCTTCTAGATTTTGGCTCATTTGTTCGTGGTAAATAATATCGCCAACCTGAAGAGATGAGTTTACACCTCCACTTATATCTAGCTCAACTCCAACAACAACATTGTTTTCTGTTATTTCAACTGAACTTTTTATAACACCTAAACCCTGTACTTCTAACGCCCCAAAGTCAAAATCACTATTTATTTCTTTTTCAACGCCTTTTATATAGTTAAACCATTTGCCTTCTTTTTCTATAAACTCAAGTAAACTACCTTTTTCTTTGTCTGTTTCGATACTAGTTACATGCCAGCCATCTAAAGGTTTAGAGTTAAAATGATTAACAGAATCCTCTTGCGCTTGAGTGGTTATAATGTCACCAACTTTAAAGTCACCAGGATTGCTACCTGAAACTTTTCTAAAGTGCCCTTTAGTTGGTCCACCTGACGGTGAAGTTAAAGAGTTTGAACTTGTGTTTGCCCAACCAATAATTAAACCTTCAAATATAAGTGTGTTATTTCTATACTGCTTTATATTGTGGTTTTTATTACTCCAGCTTATGTTTTCACCCATCAAAGCATTCATGTCTGAAACTTCAAAAAACGCATATTTACCATCAAAAGCAAATCCACCATTAGCCTGTACACCGGTTACACTAAGAGTTTTAATACCCTCAACTCTAGATTGACTTCCTTCGTAATCTAAAGCATGATAAGATTTTACACTGCTTGGCATATCGTTTAACAAAACATCAAAACTAGAATCACTAAACACATTGTAAAAAGTGTTTCTATTTACACCTGGATTGTGGTGTTGCCAAAGCTTACCGTTATTTATCGTGTAATAATTATTAGCACAACTAACAGCGTGTTCTGGTATAAATGATTTGAAGCTTACCCATCCTTTTGTGTTTTCTTTAAAAGAAACTGTTGCGGGTTGATCGCTATGTATTGTAATGTTATACTCTTCTTTGTTATCGTCATAACTACCAATTAGCTTCGAGTCCTCTTTTACTTCAGTTACTATTAAATTTTTAATTCTTACAATACCACCGTAAAGCCAATTGGTGCTAGGGTAATCATTGTTATCTGGAATACCATTGTTATTAGTATCCGGCCAACCGCCTTGTATTCTTCTATACCTAACGTAATCACGTATTGATCCCGAACCCGCGGCAGCAGAGCCTAGCGAAAAAAGAACACCATGTAATGGATCTCCAGTCAGTGGTGTGTACAAACCACTCGGACTGTTAACTTGATAATGTAGTAATTCAAAATCAGTTCTATTTGCTGTCCACGTGGCATTTACTCTACCGCCATTTGTTGCTCCCTGGCTACCACTATATGCTCCTGATATCCAACCACTACCTGGGAACGTATTAACCACAGCCATAGCGCTGTAATCACCAGTGTTTTGGTTTTTAAGCCCACTGTGCTCTATAACTTCATATTGCAATCTATATGTTTTACCAATTTCTAATATGTTATTCATTCGAAGGCGAGCAACTCCACCATATCTACTATCATTAATATCATTATTATAGTAACCTAAAATAGCCTCACCATTTACCACGGCTGAATTACCATTGCTAGGTATGCTCCAGTTATCTTGTGAGCTAAGATTATTTTCGCCTAACAAGTTTGTTGTTCCAAGTGATAAATTGTCTTTAAACCAATCTTTCATACCGTGGCTTGATATAGGTGTTAACCCATCTTTTGATAATCTTATAACAGCACCTCTTACTCTATCGGTAAAATAAACTCTGTAAGATTCAGAAGCAAATGATTCTGGGTTTTTAGATATGCCATACTCACCTACAAAAGGTATTGTTTGGCCAAGCACACTGTTGTTAGCTATAAGCTGAGGGTTTCCGTCTGCATTAAACAAAGCATCTTTATTGGCTAATATTTTTAAAACCCTATCTTCACACAACGCAATTAAATCTCCGTCCGCCGTGGATCTTGAGTGTAGTTTTTGAATACTACCATATGATGGGTTTATATCTTTTGTAATTTTTTCACCAGCAATAAACTGGTTTAAACTATTAACACCGCTTGTGGAGTTGTAAATACCAGAATATATTAATCCGTATTTTCTATGTTCTTCTTCATATTTATCTAATAATGTTGTGGATACTTTAACGCCATTTGTTATAAATGGCTTGTTGTAGGTATCTCCAATACGGTTAGATTCAACTCCATTACCAAAGCTCCAGCAGTTAAACCAACCTAATCCAATTTTATTTGTTGTAAAAGTTACTATAATAGAGTCTACTTCAATAACTAAAGGGCTATTGGTTGGATCGTCTGGATCAATAAAGTCAAAACCAGGAATAACAACAATCCCACCGTCATCACTATACGCGTAGGTTGAATCTACTCCCAAAGGGTTTATTACACCTAGTAGATTTCCAATAACAAACCCACCATCTTCGTTGTAAAAATTAACCTCAGTGCCCACGCTGCCAAAAAAATTACGATCAACTGGTGTGGACAAACCAATCCTCCAGGCTGTTACGTTGTTATAGCTGTTTGGATCTACGTAGGTTATGTCTGTTACAAAAGCGCCAGAGCCACCTCCAACACTAGAGCCAATTTGCAAAAAATTAGATATGTTGGTATAGTTTAGTTTTACAGGCACTTTACCAGAAGCTTCGTAGTATATATCAAGCCCAACATCTTCAGTAGGCTCTGTTTCAAACACAGCTGGAAACTTAGGTAGCCTGTTTTCTTTAACAGTACTAAACTCTTTTAAAAATTCAAACCTACAAGAATTAGTCGCGGTAGGTGGATTTGTGTCGGTTATAACTGAATTGCTTGCTAAATCTCTTTCATCTGAATCATTATCAATTTGAGGGTTTTCTGCAAAAGATAAAACTTCGTAGTTTATAAGGTAGTTTACCCTACAGTTTGTAGCCGCTGTCATGTTTGCGTGTTGCGCGTGCACCGCTGTGTAAGAGCCTATATTATCACCATAAACAGCTATGTTTTGATCGTTTAGTAAATTATAAACATTTTTAGGATTAGCATTATTGTTGTAACCAAACCATGTGTTTACACCGCTGCTGTTTGTGTAAAAGTAACCTAATCCATTTTCATTAAGATCTGCTGGTGTGCCAGGATATGCGTAGCTTGGTGGCGTACCAGTGTCTGTATAATTTTCAAAACCATCGCTACCATATTGACTAGAATGGTAATGCGCGACTCCATAAGTTATTTTTTTTACACCATCCCAATACATAGCACCCATGTAATTGTATATTCTTTTCTTTGTTACTCCTTTGATTTTATACACGTTCGAATCACCAGCCAGTCTAAATAAACTTCCGCGCTTTAAATTAGAAACTATATTATCTTGGTCGTTAGTAAAAGAGTTTGTTCCTCCGTCACTACCTACAAACCAGTTTTTTTCTTCTTGAAAAGCATCCCAAAAAGGCTTACCTTTTTTTGGGTATATTGCTGCTTCATTGGCATTAGCTAAGCTTCCTGAGTCGTAGTCGTTAACATTGTCTGGACCAATAGAACTGTAAGATAGACTTAAGAATTTACCACCAGTTTGAGTGGAAGTTGCCGTGGTACTATCATCAACATAAGCATCAACATCGATATTACCCATTTCAACTGTTTCGTAACGCCCTTGGTGAATACCTCTTAAAGCAGCACCACCTTCTGACATCCCACTACCCTTTGCTAATAGCTCTGTATCAATAACTGGGTTAGGATAGAAAGGATCACCATTTGCACCACCGGAGGGGTAGTATAATTGCACAGGACTTCCAATATCAAACTTAAGAAAAAATCTATTCTCGGTAGTATCGCTTAAGGTTATATTATTACTATTACTCAATATTTGATGAACTGAATTTTTAGGATGCCCATCATCAAGAGGTTGTAAACCCGCGTAGCTAGCTTCATCAATAAACCACTTGCCACTTGAACCCATACCAGCAAATATATCTTCCCACTGCTCTTTTGTAGTAGAAGAGTTTTGCCCAGTTTCACCAACACCAGTTCCATCTTTTAAATAATACAAATTATCAATTGAAGCCGTTACTTCCCAACCAGAATCAACTTTTACATCTTCTGTACGTAAAGCCTTAGTTATTATTTCATCTTCTATTATTTTAACAAAAAATCTACCATCAAACTCCGGTTTGTTCAAAACTTCTTTTTTGTAAAAATGAGGTCGTAGTCTACCACCTTTATTGTAAGCTCCATCTGCACCCGCTCCAAGATACTCGGTTAACCAAGCTTCATTTTGCGGTATAACCTCAGCTAAATTAACTTTATAAAAAGCGTGACCGTTGTACTCACTTGTAGCAGGACCTGCTGACGGCTCAGAAGATATGTCTATAACCTTATATTTTCTAGACATAACAGTTGGCGCGAACTTAAAAGGATTACTAGCAGATGCATTGGTTGTTAGATCAAGATTTCGGTTTGAAAAAGAAACATAAATATCATCTTGACCTCTGTCATTCCATATTGTTTCAAGATCTGTTAACCCAAGCTGCCAGTTATCTAACCCATCTTCTTGCCACCATCTAGAGTCAATAGTAAATGATCTTTTACCTGGGGTAGGTCCGTTAGCTGGACTACCTATAGAGAATAAACCACCAGCTTGTACTCCACCAAATAATGTGGCTCCATGAATTTTTTTATTAGTTTCAGCAAGTATAGTGTATTCTGTTTTTATGTATTCTGGCGCCTCGTTGCTGATAGCTACAATTTTATATCTAGCATCAGGATTTGTATCGCCCGCTGTAACAGCGCCACCATCTTCTTGGTTATAACCAACTTCTTTCTTAAGTATAAGGTAAGTATCTTCGTTTACTTTATTTCTATCAATAGAAGGAAAAGAAATCCAAACATTACCATCCTGAGCATCGTATATCCTACCCATAGCTAAGTTGTAGTACTCGTTTGCGGTTTCTTTTATAAATATTTTATAGTAGTCAGCCCAAGAAGGATAATCACTGTTAACTTTTATTCCTAAAGCATTAGAGGTTGCGCTAAAAGATTTTGTAACTAGTTGATTTGCCGTGTCATTAGTAAACACAGGTGTTTCTCTACCGTATTTATCACCATAAACAATACCAACATTATAAGTTCTTTGTGATTTTAATGATTTTAATGCTTTATTACCACCACCATGACTTAATTCTCTAGGATACAAGTTAGCGGTAAGATTTGGTGTTATATCCGCGTTAGTGTCATCATACATGTTATATCCTTGTGTATAGTTTGCATACACCAACCTGTTGCCAGTAACTTCTTGCGCTAAAGCTTTTCTTGGAACATTGTCCCAAGGCCTTATAAGTTGATTAGAAGGGATTTGAGTATATATGTTTTCTGTAGTTATACCATAAGCGCCATGACCACCGTTGGCATTCCAATATTCACTATCTTTATCTAAAGTTTTTATAAGATACACGTTAGGTGAAAACTCGTTTTTATAAAGCAAATCAATTTGAACAACATCAAGAGGAATATCTTCGGTTACAAAGTTTTTTAGTTCTAGTTCTTTAAGCGTGTTAACCATGCCTTCATTGTAAGCTTTAGTGGGATGGTATTTAAAATCGCCTGGTACAAAAACAACTTCAGAAAATGGTCCTACTGGAGAGTACTCACCATCTTGGTATTTGTACCTATAAGCAAACCTAGGAAATTTACGTTTAAATATACCTTCAACATTTTTTTCTGCCTTAAAATAATAATTTCCAACACTTGTATTATGATCTATCTTTGTTGATACATGTACTTTTATAGCCATTTGATAATCATAAGCTATAACACTTCCACCAATAGAAAGCTCGGTGTTAACTGGATAAACCTCTGTTATTAAAAGCCGCGCAACATACTCATCATCAACAACAGCGGGGCTAGTGCCTAAATATAATCTAATAGTATCACCCACTAGTAATTCTGGGCGATTCCCTACTAAATAGCCTATACCAACCCAAAACTCATCGCCCTCTTCACTATCAACATCAAACAGTGGAACATTAAGATTTGTGGCGGGTGATTGACCATACACTCCAATACGCCCTTCTGTAGTAGAGCCTTCAGGGAAAAGTGTTTTATTAATAATAGGCGCTTTTGAAGGAGATTTTTTAATTAAAGTTATATCCTCTTCTTTTAAGTCTCTTAGCTCTTGGTCCTTTACTATAAGACTTGTTTTTGTTAAACCATTTGTTAGTGTTCCTTGCTTACACCTAGATATACTTATTTTTTTAGGCTCATTAACATTGTCTGTCCATAGTAATATATCATCAATAATATTTATACCTGTTATCATCATTTTAGAAGAAAACTTTAAAACACTATTATTAGTGTCTACTATCACAGGTGTTACAGAGTTGGTTTTAGAATCATATTCTATTATATAGTCACCAACTCTTTTTATAGATATATTATCTATATTTCCGGTAAAACCACCACCACCAGTTGCTTGAATATAAAGTCTATTGAAAAATTGACTATTAGTCGTAGCGGGACTAGAACCTAGTTGTCTAACAAATGTATAATCGCCATCATCTGACATTAAACCGGATGATATAGAAAAACGCTCTCCATCTTCATTGCTTAATGTGAGCGTTATAGAATCACCATTACTACCACTTACAGTAAATTTAACTTCATAAAAAACATCTTTAATGAAATCACCTGTTGGTATTCCGCCAGATTGACTCGGTGTATCTGTTAAATATTGGTTTATTTTATAATTTGAAGGCACGTCAGTACCTTTAATTTTTTGTCCTGACCATTCCCATCCTTCTTCTGCGCTTGTATTGTAAACTAAAGTCCAGTTTTCAGCGGTGGATGCAGATGTAACAACACCTCCTGACACAACTTTATTTGTACCAAAATCAAAATTACCACTTTGTATTAATTCTTTATTTTCAGTAACAAAATAATATAGTTTATCATGTTTTTCATCAGCAATACTACCAACACAAAGCGCTCCATTTCCAATAAAGTTTTGTCCAGGAACTAAAGAATTACCTAATATATTTTGAACAGTACCAACGTCAGAACCCTCTGATGTTGAGACTTGTATGTTCATCGCGTCTCTATACTCTCCATTAGGAACAAGTCTTTCGTCAAGATCTTTGTTCATTTTACCACCGGTAAACTGATGTTTAATTTCTGGCATATACTAGTGTTTTATTTGTTTGGATTTACCTCTTAAAGTTTGAGCAAGCTCTTCTAGTTTTAAACTTGATAATCTTATTTTTGCTTTTCTTATTTCAGCAAATCTTTCTTTTTTAAATCTAGGTGCTAACTGTTGTAAAAGTTGAGACGAAGAAGTTGAAATAATTGCGTATGCTATACACTTATACATTGCTTCTTCTGCAAACTTATGCACTTGCATCTCTCCGTCTGTACCCAAACTATCACTAATGTAATCTAACACTACGGTTCTACCAGCAATATTAGAGCTAAAATTTATTTTACCAAACGTATTGTCTATATAAAAAGATCCGTTAACCTGAGCGTGCTGAGGATCAAGACCATATCTTTGTCCGTTCATAGGCCAATAAACATCATCTTCGTAATCTTCGTTATTATTTTCAGATGGAGTTTGAGATTTGTAGTTTGACCAAGTATCTGAATTATTATCTTTATTTTTACTTGTAAGCGAAACGCCATCTTCTGGAACAGTTATAGATATAGAATCTACACTATTTTTCGAAGGCGTTATATTAACCGCCGAAGTTGGACTCCAAACCGCTGCTCCTGAACTTGCTGTGTTAGTCAGTGTTGTTGCTGCCGCCGCTGTCCAAGGCGCTTGACTTTGCACGTACACCCAAATTTCGTTTAAACCACTAACATCTATGTTGTTAAGCTCTTTAGTTGAAGCCGTACCATCATCCCACTCTAAATACCCCACGTCTAAGTATTCAGCATACTGATTTGGTGATGGGTTTGTTGGGTTTTGTGATGATGTAAAAGTAGCTGGAAGTATCTGACTACTAGTTCCTTTTGAAAGCCAACCCATAGCTGGATTTGTGGTTGTAAAACCTACCCTAAGTATTCCAAAGCCGCATAGTGTTGTAGAGCCGTCAACTATTTTAGCTGCTGAACTACCGTTAACAGATAAATCTATTGAACTTGCACTTGATACGTCTATGTGTTGCCAAGCGCCATAAGACCTACCTAAATTACCTCCAAATTGACTTGTCCAAAGGCTGCTAAACTCAAGCTGTTCTGAAACTATTCCAACTGTGTCGTTTAAATAAATAGGTTGAGGATAATTAACGCTACTACTAATACCATCCCAAGCGCCAGATTTATCACCATTAGATATATTCCAACCAGTGTTTATTGATTGATCAAAATCACCATTAACAATATTTACATAGTTGCTTTCAAAAAAATAATCACCGTTATCTTCTTGTTTTATTGAAAATGGATTTGATGTAGAGTTTGTTTTTATTAAAGGATGTTTTATGCCAGATGAATCTACCCAGCTTAACTTAGTGTAACCCACATAGTCTTGAGGCAATATCATAGTTAGTGATGGTGGTAGCGTTATTTCTTGAGCTTTTATAGATTTAAAAGTGTCAAAAGATAGTTCTTGCAAAGCTCTTTGAGCGTGAAACACAACGTCTGCTCTTTTTACTTTTGGTATTATTTTTCCTTCTCCAACGTAAGCTATTTGAAACTGAGTTATAATATGATCTAAAGAAGTAAATTGATAGTTACCCAGATTATTTCCCTGGTAATATTCTCTATTTGTAGTGTTATGTAATAATCCCATTTATTTATTGTTTTTCTACTTGAATTTGAGCGCTACCAAGTCCAACAGCTGTTTGTGTTAAGTTTGGTTTTTCAATTGCAACGCCCGCTAAAGCTAATATTCTATACACTAACTCTACTTCTTCTGAAGCGTGTAGTTCAAAATCAACAGCAGAGGTTGCGTTGTATAGCGGTTTGTTGTTTATAACAACATATGCCCAGTTTGGGCTAGTTGGTTTTTTTGTATAACTAATTCTTACAAGATCTCCTCCTGTTATTAAACTGTTATTAACATCGTTTAAGTTTGGTGGATAAGGATAAACTTTAATTCTATTGTAATTAGCATGATAATGCATGAAAACAGGTCTTTTAGTAGTATGGCGCGCTAGTGGGCTTTCAGAATATCTTCTAAACTCTTTTAAATTTACTTCTTCACAAATAGCATAACCAAGCCCATCTCTATAATCAACTCTAACCTCTGTTATCCTGTAAAGATCTGTAAATTGTGATAAATTTATATCTCCATAATCACCAGTAACATTAGTGTTATCTTGAACAGCCCAATATTCAAAAGCAGCTATTTTGTCTTCTATAATATCAATTGGATCAGAATAAACAGTATTGTTACCAGGTATTTTCATGAATTGATTTATATCATAAAAATATTGCTCAAATATTTCCATCTGAGCATGATCGGCAAATAAGTTAAACTCTTGTGGAGTTATATACCCTCTTTGTTCTTTGTTAGCTAGCGCTAAAACTTTTTGATATACTCTATCTATACTTACCATAATTTCTTTTTTTGTAGTTTACGATCGCCCCGTAGAGCGACCGCATCTACAGTTAGATTAATTTAATCTTTTTTCAATATTGGAGTAAATCTCCATACCTTCGTCAGTTTTAAACCAAGCGGCTAAAGCTGAATAAGGGTGCTCGTCAAATGGAACATTCATTAACTTTCTATCGTTAGAACCCCATGAAAAAGTTCTTTGATCAGAAGATAATTTTAATATTCCCATTTCAGTTGCTTTAATACCAAAGTTCCTAAGTACAACATTTTCATCATTCACTAATTCTAAGAACAACTCCGGGTTTCTCTTAGCATATAATAGTAAATCTCTTTTAAGTTCCTTAGAACTCATGTCTGATACTTTAGAGCCTATCTCAACACGCATAATAGCTTCTGCCATATCTATGTCTAGATTTTTAGCAGCGTTCAACGCTTCTATCTCCATTTCTAACCAAGCAATTTCACCTATTGCATTTGCAACTGGTTTTTCTTCGTAGAACATTATGTCTTTATCTGGGTGGTATATTGATAATAGTTTTTGTAAAACTGTTTTTTCTTTAGGTATAATTAACATACCATTTCTAAAAACAACGTGCTCTAATCTTTGATCTCCCTTCATCTCGTCTACAAAAACTGTTCTTTGGTTTTGACAATATTTAAGTTCTCTTTCGTAACCTTTTTCTTCGTCAAACCAATGTATGTTTGCAGACTTAATAGATCTTGATAAAGGTTTTTTATTTCCTTTTAGTCTGTATATTCTATCTTTTATTTCCCAACCATCCTCTAGTGTTGGATTTTTCTTTTCAACTCTTTTTGGTTTGGCAACTACAGTGTCTTCAAAAAATTCCGTAACTACTTCTTCCATTGTTTCAATTTGAGGTTCTACCTCAACTTTCTTTGTGTTAGCTTTTTTAGCCATAATATAATATAATATAAATTAATAAAAATAAAAGGCCGAGGCCGAAGCCCCGGTCTTTAATATAATAAATGCTTATTTCATTAACATGAAATTGTTAGCACCTTGTGTAACTAAACATCTTTCAGATAAATAGTGGATTTGCATTGCATCTAAAGCAGATGTAGCAGCACCAACAGAACCAGTAACCCAAGTTTTCATTTTTCTGTCATCTGTTTGAGAAGCTCTATATCTAACGTGTAAGAAAGGACGTTTCATGTTCTTTCCTAAAGCTTGATCATAAACCGAAGATACACCAGCTGGGACAACAACACCTCTGATCGCAGCAGAACCTGCAATACGGTTGATCTCACCTCTTGTAGCTTTATCGTTTAAGTATCTCATGTCAGACTTGTAGAAGTCATAAGAACCTCTTCTGAAACCAGAGAAACCTAAGTTTAAAGCCATATCTTCAGAGTTATCAAATACTCCGTAAGAAGTACCACCAGCTCCATAAGAATTCATAGAAGCTAACATGTCATCCATTGCTAGCGAAGTAGCTCTGTTTACAAACATCATGTTTTCTTCAATAGCACCTTGCTTGTCAAACTCAGCTAAGATAGCATCAAATTCAGCTAAATCAGTTGCAGCATTAACACCAGTAACTCCAGAAGTAACGTTACCTCTAGACTCAATAGCAGCGAACAAACCTTCAGTACCAGATCCGCCAGCACCAGTATCAGTAGCATCACGAACAACACTTCCGTTAAAACCAATAATAGATGCAGCAACTGTTTTTTCAGATTCTAACATTGCCATTTCTAAGTAATCAGTAAATCTAGCTCTAGTATCACCCTCAGCTTTTAAGTACCATAAGTAACCGTTTTGACCTTCTTCACCAGAAATTTCAACCCAACCAATTTGCGACGCATCAGAACCTGACACTTCGTAGTAATCTTTCATTATAATTGGCTTGTTGCTATAAGACTTAAAAGTTGGCGTTAAAGCTGTTCTTTTAGTAGCCTCACCAGCTCCAGTAATATCAGCATAAGCAGCTCCTTTTCCATACTCAGAACCTACAACTAATAATACAGATCCACTACCAGTTGTTGCGTGACCAGCTAAAGTAGCTTTGTCATAAGGCTCAACTGTAATAACAGCTGTAGCTGGAGTTTCTACTACTAAACATTTAGTAACGATTCCAGCAGTTGCGATAAGTACAATGTCATTTACTCTAACACCGTGAGATGCTACTAAAAAACCATTTTCAGTATCAGCAGAACCATCGATATCAGTTACAACTGTAAACGTACCGTTAGTATCACCCGCTGTAGCTACTGTACCTACATAAGATAAATGTAATCTTCCTTGTTCAGACCATACTACTTGATCAGCAGTCATAGCCTCTTCAGCTCCTACTTGTGAAAGAAATCCTGAAATAGTTCTGTTTCCAAAAACTTCAGCTTCTTTTTCCATAAGATCTGGTAAATATTGTTGCTCCCATCCAGTTGAACCTCCTGCGAAGTCAATGTAATTTGAGCTTAATGTTTGTTGTTGAGGTGAAGGCACCTTGTTCAACAAACTTCCTCCTGTAATTGCCATAATTTTGTTTTTTAATTATTTTTTAAATTTATTGTTTTTAATTTTAAACTTAAAATCAGAAGAATTTTGGCCTAGCACTTTTACCGTCATACCACCTGCTTCAATTTTTCCATGACTTTGTCTTGGATTCATATCTACATTCTTGGCTTTAGCAATACTATTTTTCATAGCATCAGCTTTGCCTTGGTCGTAAAAGTGTTTTGCAACAGCATCAGCGTTCATAGCTGTGTAAAGAGATTTGTGATAACCCTTAGCATCTGATAACGTATTATTTTTATCCAAAAACTTTTTGGTAAAATTATTTATATCACTTTGGGTATCCTTAACCTCGTTAGCATTGTTAACATTAAATCGATATTTTTTGTCTCCGACGTTATATTCAAAACCTTTGAACTTGTCATTGAAAACCTGCTCGGTTTTCTGAGTAAAAACATCTGTATTTTGTTTAGCTGCTTTTTGAGTTACTTCTGACTCCTTGTTATACCTATCAAAGAAGTTAACCGCTTTTTGTTGCTCAGGTGTGAGCTTCGATCCAGCTTTAATTTCTTCATAGTATGTAGACTTTTGCCCGTCTAAGTGGCTTTTAGCGCTGGCAACTTGCTCTTTAAGCGCTAATTTCTTTCTACGTATATCTCTATCGTCGTCTATATCTTCGTCGTAAGAGAATGTATCTTCCATAAGGAAGTTAATTTCTTCTGCATTTAAATGAGGTTTTGTTTGTGCGTAAAACTCTCTTAGCAAGCTATTGTCATCTAATTTACTGTAATCTTGATTAAGCTTAACATAGTCACTTAAATCTCCACCAGTCTCTTCCATAAAGTCCATTAACTTTTGGATATTCTCTGGTAGTGGTTTTCCAGTAGCTTCAGCTTCTGCTATAGCTTCTTCAACCTGCTCTTCAACTTCTTCAACTTCTTCTTCAGTAATTTCTTCTAATACTGGAGTTTCTTGTGTTTCAGTTTCCGGTTGTACTTCTTCTTGTTCTTGTGTGGGCTCGGCATTTTCAGTGCTTGCAACCACTCCGCTGTCGTCAGCGTTATTTTCTTTAACTTCATTTTCTTTTGGTTCTAGTGGTTTACTTAAATCTACTTTAATAATGCTATCGTCTCCAGCAGATTCAAATTTACTTTCATCAACTTTTACCACGTTTTCGTCACCTGGGTCTGCTTGATTTAATTGCGTAGTCTCTTCGACTACTTCTTCTAACTTTTCTTCCATAATATAATATAATAATAATTAATAATTCTAACTAGGGTCAAACGATCCTAAATCAAATCTTCCACCTAGTATATCATTACCGGCAGACTCAAAGTTTTTAGGTGCTTTTCCACTATTTCTTTGGTCAATCATTTCTGATTGCTGTGTAGCTTGTATTTTTGTTCTTTCATCTTTACGATCTTCTTTTTCTTTTTCTCTACTTTTCATACCATCAACTTCAACACCTTTAAGCTGCATGCTGTATTGAAACTCTAAAGCCATTAACTGTTTTTTCATTTCTACTTCTTGCTGCATTTTCTGTAAATCAATTTGAGATTGCATTTGGCTTAACTCAGCTTTACCAGCATTTAACGCTTGGTTTTTTTGTATATCAGCTTGGGCAGCAGCTTGAGCGGCTTTAGTATTAGACTCTGTCTGCGCTTGTATATTTTCCATTTGCAGTTTTCTATCTTTTTCTTCTTTCTTAACTCTTCTTATTTTAAGAAGTTGATTAGCTAACTTTATATTTTTAATATCTCTAATATCAATAGCATCTTCCAAGTTAATGCTTTTTTGCTGCAAAGCCATCTGTATGTTATTTTCTAACTTAGCATTTTCTTCTTCGTCAGGCATCAGGTTTATAAATATCCCAAAGTCATATAAGTGAAGCTCAGACATCTCTTCTAGTGTAGCCACGTTGTGAGCTCCAATCGCCTGTATAAAAGCTTCTTTAGTTGGAGAGTACTCTATAATGTCAGATATTCTTAAAGAAAGGCACTCTGCTGTTTCTGCTGTTAAAAATAATCCAGCTTGAAGTATATGTCTAGTCGCTGTGTTGGAATTTGCTGCTGCCAACTTCTGCACACCAACCAAAGCGTTTTTATCTGGAGTACTACCGTCTCTAGCTTCATTAAGACCCGTCACATCTCTTATCATTTGTAGATAATAGTTGTACGTTCCAATTAAGGCTTGCATTTTATTACCACCGGATCCAGATGTAATCTCTTTAATAGGCACTTTTCCTGGATTCATATCACCATCAGCCGTAAAAGATCTTCCGATAACAGAACCTGTTTGGAAGTACATGTTTAAAGCTTCTTGTGGGTTGTAGTTAGTTCCATTACCTAGATCTATTTCTGCTAAACCATCAGCATCTAAATAAACACCGTCTGGTACTAATCTAGACATTACTTGTTGTAGCTTAAGATGTGTTAATTGAATCATATCAGCAAAACCAGTAATTCTTTTTACTAGTGAGTCAATACGACCGTTGTACATCCTCGGCGCAACAATAGCATAGTTCATTTTAACCTTAGTGTAATCGCTTTTAGGGCGCATCATGTTTTTTGCCATTTCCCATTTAAGCAGTTTATCAGTACCAAGAATCATAGCGCCTTCATAGAGTGTCTCTATAGATCTTAACATTCTGCTAAAACCACCTTCCATGTTTTCTGGTGGATTAAACGAATCGTCTTTTGGTATAATTTTATCAGCACCAGTTCCTGTTTCTTTTACCTTGTAAACCTCGTTCATGTAGGTTTTGTAATTAAAGTATAGTACTTGAACAGTGTTGTTGTCTTGTTTTTCGTAAGAACCTCTAGAGTTATAGTTAGATTTTCCGCTATAATTGTTTTTAACTATATCTTGTAGATCTTCTTCTGACAGGTGGGGAAATTGCTTTGCTAGCTCATTAATCGGAATTGTTTTAGCTTCGCCAACATAGTATATATCATCAAAATAAGGAGAGTCGGTGTGTGAGTAAACTAAATTAGCTGGATCAACATAATCGATAACAACACCTTCAGACGTGTTAAAGTTTGTTTTTACAGCGCCTATTCCTATAACTGTCAGATCATGATAAAAGCGCTTTTTAGTTAACTCGTACTTGTTTCCTTCAAACAAAACATTTAAAGCTTGTTCTTCTGCTAGTTCAACTGCTTGCTTGTAGCTTAACTGCATGTGTATACCTAGCTCTTCTTCAGATTGTGGTAAGTCTTCATTAGCTAAGTTGCTTTCTTTCATGTCTACATTAAAACTAGATTCAACCTCTTGGTTAAACGCTTTCATATCCATATCACTTTGTATCGCCTCCATGTATTGCGTTCTTTTTTCAACACCATTTGGAGATTGAGAAAACGCTTTTATATCGTAAGTTCTTTCTGCAATACCATTAACAACTATATCTACAAACTTAGAAATAATTGGAACAGGCTTCCAGTCTAAATTAAGATAGGACAAATCACCGTTAATAGATAACTCATCCTTATATTTTTGAATAGATTGTTCGCCTCTAGCGTATAACCTTAGATTATGAAAATCATTATGATTAGATTTATACTTGCTAGAACCATTATCCATGTTAAACCACTCTTGCTTTATTGCTTTACCTACCTTCAAACCATAGTCGTAACTCAGCTTTTCAGCATCGCTAACTGTTTGACTTGGGAAATAACTTTTAATGCCAGACTCTGCCATATTTATTACTTAATTATTTGTGAATTGCTTCCAGTGTTTGTGTATCTAGAAACGTTTATATTTAACTTAGGTTTTACAACCTTTGCGTTTGGCATGTATAAATGTCTATTGTTAGCCATAACAGCTAAACCAGAGCTTATAGACGCATCATGCTTTGTTCTTTTGTTTATATCAAACTTAGACCAGTCGTTTAATAGTTCGTTAAAGTAACAGTCTCCGTGAGTTCCATCTTGCTTAACACCTACGTGATCTTGAATATACATTTCAATTGCCGCCGCGTGTGCTTGTTTAATATCTTCTGAGGAGTTAGGTATACCTCCAACTTCTTTTTCTGCAACAGACAACTTGTTCCAAATTTTGTCCGGTCTATTCATGCTAAATCCTCTATATCCTCTTCTTCTTAAGTAGTATAGTAATCTAGGTTTATTGTTCTCTGCTAGTATAGGCATCCCATAAAACACTAAAGCCATTAGAACATCTTCAAAAAACATTTCAGCTGTTGGTGGTCTAGATAAGTATTCTAAGAAAAAGCTATTAGCTGGAGCATCTTCCATTGAAAACCTAGTTAAACCGTGTAAAGCGCCTTTAGAACCTACGCCATCCACAGTGCCTGATATATCGTAGCTATCACAACCAAAAGCACCCATGTGCTCGTTACCCGGGTACTTAATACCGTTTTTAAGTATAACTCTGTTTTGTATTTGCTGAGGTGGAACCCAACTTACTTTAAACCTTCCTTTTGGATCTGGATTAAAAGTTACTTGAGTATCTTTAACTCCGTTTGTCCACTGAAAATTACCTTGAGTTATGCCTAAACTTTGAGACATCTCTTCGTTGTAATCTATTTGTTCGTATAGTTTAACCAGGTTAAATATACTTCCTTTTGTTTCGTCTCTAAAAGCATGTTCTGTAGTTCTTGGAAACTGACGGTAAAATTCATTTAAACCGTCTTGATCTTCTTTTAAGCCATCAACTTCGTTTTGCCAGTTATCTATTACGCCTACATCTATTAGTTCACCGTCTGGTGCGAATCTGTCGATATTAGGGTTAGTAAAAACTGGAACTCCGTACTCGTCAATAAATCCTTCGTAGTTCCACTCCATTGGGATAAAAAGAGAGTATAGTCCAGACTTTGTCTGACCATTTCTATTTCTTTTTGTGACATCTGACGAGTTGTATAATTTTTTAAAGTTTTCTCCACCTTTATCTAATGCGTTTGAAGTTGAGCCCATCATACATTTACCAATGATTCTACTACCTAATCGTAAACATGTTTTTGTAACCCTCCAGTTATTTAAAATATTATCGGGTCTTTCCCACTTACCACTTTCATCATGTACTAGTAGAGCTAATTTCTCACCATCATAACTATTGTCTCCAGTGTTCTTCCAGTCTATGGTTGTATCTAAACCTTTTATATCTTCTAGCTTTTCGTTTTCCGTGATCTTTTTTCTTGTAAACTTGCTAGCAGGAACTCTATAAGCTAACTCGGATTTTGGACGATCCATACCATCCTGTATAGGTTTAAAGAAAAACGGATAGTTAATTGATATAGGCACGACTTTGTCAGTAAACATTTTTTTAGCATCTGCACCTGTTTTAGAAAGTATACCATATCTACTATCACTCGCAAGAGTAGCTAAGTTAACTGTTTCAGCTGATGACATAAAAGAAAAGCCAGATCTTCTATTTTTAAGGTAGCACATTCCATAGCACCTTTTGTCCGCCTTACAAGCTTCCCAAAATATATAAAAAAGCCTGTTTGCTTCTCTAAAGTCTGGAGCGCCTACATCTATCTTACTCCATTGTAAGTACATGTAGTGCGTACCAGTTATCCAGGTTGGATTACCATTGTTCATAAACCAGAATCCTTCTTCTCTTCTTCTAAATTCTTCGTCTATATAATCGTGCCATTTTTCTTTACTGCTTTCCGGGTAACTTCTCCAGTCAAATATATTTTTTAATCGTTCTAACTCTTTGGGTTGATCAAACCTAACCCATTTATTTTTTTTGT